CGTCAAACACGACATTGCCAGCCTTGTCGGTCTTGGTGACATTGAATTGGGCAAATGCCGCCTTAACGAACGCTTCCGCGCTTGACTGCTGGATTGCGTAAACGAAAGCGCCGCCTTGCAGGAACTTGGCGAACTCTTCAAAGCCCTTCTTAATGTCTTTGCTGAAGTTGGCCGTCGATGCCCCGCCCTTTGGCCCGAAAATCTCCTTCGCGCCCTCAATGACTCGCAAGAACGCCTGCGAGGCATCCTCGCCATCTGCGCCAATGCCCGCCGCCACCTTAATGTTCGTCTTGGTCAGCAGCGAGAGGCTGGCGGCGAATTGCTCGATCACCGGCTTGAGGGCATCGCCGATGGCCGACTTGCCTTGCGATGCAGCGCGGAGGTAGCCAAACTCGGCGTCGGTGCTGCGTTTTGCTGCGGCGCTCAGATTGCGCGAGCCGATGAGGCTGCCCGCGTCTGCGGATGCGCCAACCGAACCGCCACTGTGCGGAGTGCCACCGCCGAACCCAATCAAACTGCCGAGCAGCGAGCCGATGCCGCCGCCGAGCAGCGCACCAGCGGGGCCAAACAGAGAGCCAATCGCCGCGCCGCCACCCGAGAATGCCGCGCCCTTAATGTCACCCTGCAACAGGCTGAACACCGCTGGCAAAAACGGCGCAGCCTTGCCGAAGAACTGCCCCGCGCTGAATGCGCTGCTGCCCGCCCCGGTCGAGGCGAAGGTGCCGACACCGCCTTGCAGGGAGTTGCTGATTCCAGCAAGGAACGATTGCCCGCTACTGAATCCGATGCTGCCGAATGTGGACGACAGGTTGCCGAGCGAGCCAATAATGCCGCCGGACAACGCCGAACCGATGTTTTGCACAGCGCCGAGAATGCCCAGCGCGTTCGTGCCAGTGGCGAGCGTGCCGGAGCCTTGAGGGCCACCGAGGCCGAACGCGCCGGACACAGCCCCACCAATGCCATTGATGATGGGGTTCACCAGCACGCGGACTACAATGTTCTTGAACGAGTTTTTGATGAAGTCGAGCAAGTCCTGCATGACGGACTTGCCCTTGCGCGCGCCGTCAAACAGGCTATTGGCAAACGCCTGACCAACTTGGCCGAACGCCTCCTTAATGTCCTGGGCGATCTGCAACTGGCGATCCAGCGCGCCGCCGCGACGGGTCTCGCGGGCCTGCTCGCGGTACGCCTCGGCGGTGTCGCGGATGGCCTCGGCCTGCTCGCGGAGCGCGGCCTCGTTCTCCAGCCCCAGCGCGTTGGTCTCGACGTATGCCGCGTTACGCTCAAGGATGGCAGCGGTGGCATCCAGTTCAGCCGCACGCAGTTCACCAAGCGCCTGCGCGTTGCCGAAGATGACGGCGATCTGCCGCTCGGTCTCTTTGTTCTGCGCCCTCAACGCCGCCGCATCGGCCTGCGCGTCACGCAGGGTGGCATAGGACTGCGCCACGCCTTCAACGGCTTGCTTCTCGGCCACGAACGCGCGGGCCACTTCCTCGCTCAAGCCCTTTTGGCGCAGTTGCAGCACCTGGTACTCGCTAGAGGTCAGCGTGGCTTCCAGCGTGGCGTTACGCACCTCTAGGAAAGCATCGGTGTACGCTTGCAGGCGCTCCACCGCTTCCTTGTACTGCGCGCTGGCCTCTTCCTGGCGCAGCACCTCGCGCAGGCCCATCTCAATCGAGGCGCGCTGCGCGGCGGTCAGTTGCTTGTAATTCTCAGCAAGCAGCACCTTGACGCGGGAGGCGAGCTTGTCGCCCTCCGTCAAGCCATTGGCTGACTCGCTCTCTTCCTTGAGATCGACAAGGCGCTTGGCGATGGCCTGCGACACGTCCTCGTAGAAGTTGAGGAGATTCTGCTGCTCGCGAGCAGCTTCCTTGGCACCCTTGGTCGATGCGACAGCGGCGTTGACCTCGACGACCCTGCGCTTCTCAATGGCAACGATGCTGCGGTCAATGGTGGCTTGATCTGCGCCGCGCTCGCGCATCACAACCGCCACCAGCTCCTTCAGCCGATCATAGCGCGTGTTGATGCCGTCGAGTTCAGAGTTCAGCTTCTCAGCGTTGGTAGATGCCCTCTTCAGGTCATCTGCTGCCCCACCGATGAACTGTGACAGGGCGAGGCTGCCGGGTGCCTTCAGCAGTTCGATGGCTTCCTTCTGCCCCTTGAGCAGGTCGTTGATCTCACGCAGGCGCTGAACGCCAGCGTCGATGGCGCGCATCTCTTCCGCGATGCCGCCGGCCACGCCAACGCGCTCCGTCTCCAGCAGGCCGCCACGAGACAGGCGACCGTCCAGCTGCGCGATGCGCTTCTTGCGCTCTTCAATGAGCGACAGGATGTTGGCGCGCTCCTTCTCCAGTTCCATCTGGCGGGCTGCGGCCTGCGTCACCGACGTGCGGTTGATGGCGTCACTCGCGGCGCGTTGCTTCTGCACCAGTTGGTCGAGCGCGTCACCAGTCTGCGCGGCGCTGTCGCGGAACGTGAAGAACGCGGTGGCAGCCAAACCGATCACGGTGATGATCGCCGATAGCCCGCCACCCAGCGCAGCCACGACAGCTCTAAATCCGGTCAGGCCCGCCGCAGCAAGACCCACCGTTCGGGTCTGAGCGGCCATCGCGGCAGTGAGCGCAGCCTCTGCCTTGGCCACTTCGGTGGCGGCGCGAATCTGGGTGTCCGCCTTGGCGCGCATACCTGCGGTCAGCGCAGCCGACGCACGGGCAGACTGCACGCTTGCAGTGGCAGATGCCACCGCTGCCTCAACCTCAGCCTTTGCCAGCAGACGAGCGGCATTTGCCGTGGCAATGAGGGCCATAGTGGCCGTGCCGGCCTTGACCGCCATCCCCGCCAGCCACACAGTGATGCCCGTGGCCACAATGCCGGTCAGCACGATGGTCAACTCACGCCCGTTGTCAGCGATGAACTTCAGCCCATCCGCGACCTTCTTGGTGATGCCGAACTGCTTGTCTAGCGCGCCCAGCGTCTCTTTGAGACTGTTGGTGAAGCGGGTGAACGCGCCACCGATGGTCTGAATCTGCGCCGCCTCTTCACGCAGGTTCTCCAAGTTGGGAATGAGCGCATTGGCCAATACGTCCGTGGTCAGCTTGCCCTCGGAGCCCAGCTTCTTGAGCGCGCCCACCGGCACGCCCAGACTGTCCGCAAGCAGGCGCATGAACTTCGGTGACGCTTCTGCCACCGAGTTGAATTCCTCCGACCGCAGCGCACCGGCTGCCATTGCTTGAGAGAACTGGATGATGGCCGAGCGAGACTCCTGCGCAGTCGCACCGGAGGTCTTCAGGGCAAGCGCGAAGCCCTCGGTGATGGCCGATATCTGGGCGGTCGATGCGCCGTAGTCTTGCAAAGCGTTGTTGACCCGCGCATACAGCGTGCCCACGCTCTCCAGATCGGCCTGCGCCACCGAGGCGATGCGCTTGGACTCGGAGAGTGCCCCGTTGAATTCCTGCTGCGACTTCGTGGCGAGCTTGAGTTGCGTCTCAAACTTGTTGAACGAATCAAGCGCGCCAACGAGTTCCTGAATCTGTAGGCGCAGACCGCCGCCGATGCTGACCGCAGCGAGTGCGAGAAACGCACGACGGGCCGAATCCACCGAATTGGTGATGCGGCCCATCGAGCGCCCAACGGTGCGCTCTGCTTCATCCATGCTCTTGCGGAGACGGGCAATGTCCGCCGCCATCTGAAGCTGGATTTCACCCACCGTTCTCGACATCAGTCGCTCCCCTAGCGGCAAACATCTGCCGCAGCCTGTCCTGCACCACTTGCCTGTCCCACGTCCCCGATCCATACGGCGCGGGACACGTCCATTGCTCTGCCTCTTGAGCCATCTGGAGATAGGCACGACTCATCTGCCGGAGAGTCGAAAACTCCCACGGTGTCAGGTGTCTGCCGGTTCCAGTTGCCCAGGCGATGACCTCGCCCGACGACAAGGGGATTTGCCCCATGCCGCCAGACTCGAACATGCCTATGTCTTGCCACCAAGCCGCGAGGTACTCCACGGTTTCAAGGTCAGGCAGTTCCACCTCGCCCCCCGACTCGCGGATGGATTCCATCCGGGCCTTGGGGCTGGTGTCCTTCTCGTTCTGCTTAGGCGCGGAGTGCAGCCACGCCAACTGCTGCGCCCAGAGCGTTAGCTGCTCGGCGCATCTGCGAAAAAATTGGCGGTGTCATTGACATGACCGCGCACCTGATCTGCGATGTACCTCAGCTTCGGCTCGCGGTAGATAGCCTCGGCACCACCGGGGTACGGGAAGTTCTCAACGCTAGCCGTGATGGCCGTCAAGAACTTGACATCGGCGTCCTTGTCCTCGGCCTCCTTCTTCTTGCTGCCCATCGCTGCCACGACACGCTTGGTCGCCTCGCGGGTCAGCACTTCCTGTGCAGTCTGGTACTGCTTGGTGCTGGGGCCGTACACATGGATGCGGACTTGCTCGCCGTCCTTGCGGGGATAGAGCATCGGGCTGCCGTCAGGAAAATCAATGTCCAAAGCAGATGTGTCGGTCAGGAAGTAGTCGGAAAACTCGTCTAGAAGTTCTTTGCTCATTTGTAGTTCCTCGCGGGATGATTGCCGGTGCCCGCCGCCTTCCCGTCCCGCGAAGAACGGGTCGGCGGCGAGTCCGTGCGGGGTTAGCCGCTATCAGGCAGCCAAAACAGAAACCACGCCGACGCCACTGGACGACGTGCTGATCTCAAGCATCACCATTGCCTTGGTGATGTCATTCACCGAGCCGGCGCCAATTTTGAACGACATAGCTTTTGCGGGGAAGTAGTACTTATCCCCCGCTTGGGTCTTGATTTCAAAGTAGTAATCCGCGTCCGAAAGGGTCGCGGTGTTCAGCAGAATCTGACCGGCGTCCTTCTGGTCGAGGGCCAATTCCAAGCTGATCTGGCCTTCGTTGAACGACCCCTTGAACTTCTGGGTCGAGCGGTTGCCGATGGGGTTGTGGGTGACTAGTTCGTACTCACGCCCGAACTCACCGAGGTTTACGACTTCGCCAACAACCGGGTTAGCGGCGGTCGGGGTGGTCGGGAACAGCGTGCCGTACCCGGCGGCATTGAAGGTCGCCGGGGCAGAGGCGGTGACGCGCAGGGTTGAGCCTGCGGAGGTATAAGCAGCCATGTTGCTCTCCTAAAACTGCCTGACTCGCAGGCACAAAAAAACCCGCCGAAGCGGGTTGCTCTTTGGGCGGGATGCCCTACTCGTAGAACGTCACTACGAAGTCCTGTGTGGTCATCCAGATGCCGGCGTCGTTGTCGCGCTCAGTGCCCCCGGATGAGTCCTGCAAGACATCCAACACGCGATGCCCTGCGAATGTGCCTCTCTGATGCCGCATAGCGTTCACCACGGCCTGCCGCAGGCTCACCGCAGCCGTAGGTTCAACCGCTAGCGACGTGACCTGTACGCGGCCTTGGCGCAGCGCACCAGATTCGCTGAAATGGTTCATCGTCTCGACTTCCTCGACGTTGTAGACCAGCGCGGGGTATCCACCGTCAGCCGGCCTCTGCGCCAGCGAGATGCGATCACCCGTGATGGCCTTGACCGAGGCCACGTTCAGCAGGTTGGCAATGACAGCTTCAAGGCTCACAGCCGCGCTACCTCACGCTTAACAGCCGCCACAAAGGCATCGACCGCAGCCTCTTGCTTGGCGTCGAATGCCGGCTTCATAAACGGGCGCGCACGCGCACCCGGCGTGATGACCTTCCTGCGGAACGCGAATTTGCCTTTGGCACCCTTCATCGGAATCTTCAAAAACTTGACCGTGGGGCGCATCTCAAACTTTTCTTCAACCACCTTGTTGCGCTTGATCTTGCGCGACACCAACACTTTGCGCATTTCGCCCTTCTTCGGCGTGATGACGTAAGCCTTGCGCTTCGACTTCTTGCCCGTGCCGATGTAGTTGGCACCGGCACCCGTCTCCACAATGTGAGCGAACCATGCCGGCGAGCGCCGACCACCGGCCTTCACCGTGGCGGTCGCCTTGCCCCGCTGACCATCCGTGTTCAGTCGCACCGAACGCTTGACCTGCGCGAAGCCACGCGGCACCCGCGACTTGGTCTCGTCGAACAGCACCTTGGCACCCTGGCGCAGCGCGCGACGCAGGATGTTGCGCTCCATCTTGACCGGCACCTGCTGCATCTTGGCGTATGCCTCTTGAAGGCCAAGCACCTTGACTTGCATTAGTCCACCACGCCTTCGGTCGAAGTCTCGGTGCAGGAAAAGATGATCCAGTGCCGGTCCTCGTCCAAGTCTCGAATGGCCACCACGTTGAGGATTCGCTCCCCAGCCGGGTGCGGATACACAAGCCTTGCCCGACCCGCATTGCTGGGTGCCGCAAAGTCTGCTCGATACCGCACCGCAACCGTGTGCGACAACTCGCTCTCCACCGCCAGCCCCTGCTCCTGCTCGCGGCCAGACACCGTGCGGATGTTGGCCCACACCGTAGCCACGGTGTTCCACGTCAAAGTGCGCTGACCAAACTGGTCAAGCACCTCAGACCGAAGCTGCACCGTGACTTGACGGTCAAGCGAGCCAATACGCACTTAGACACCCTGTCCCAAACGATGCGGAGCCAGCAGCGCATCTACACCCTTCGGCAACTCCGTGGGAACCACACCACTGCCAGCGACATTCACTGCCTCGCGGTTTTCATACCAGTGCCCAATCAGCAGCAGCATCGCTTGCTTCAGAGTTTTTGGAACTTCAGCCATGCCGGCCACCAACTCCACCACGACGCTGTTTTCGCCACCCGGCGAGTGCGGCCAGTCAGTCAACTGCTTCACCTTGGCCGGTTTGGCAAACTGGTCCAGCGCGTAGTAGGACGATGGCAGCGCCATGTACGAATTCGGGAATGCTTCATAGCGCACTGCGGTGATGCTCTTCACCGGCCACACACCAAGGTCAATAGACCCACTCGGGAAGGCATCCATTGCCACCATCAAGGGGCGCTCGGCAATCACGATCCGGCAGTTCTGCTCGACATGCTCGCGCGCAGCCGAGATCAGGCCGCCAATCAGCGCGTCTTCAGGGTGTGCGCCACCCACGACATCCACGCGCAGATGAGTGCGAGCCTCATCCAGCGACACCGGCTCAATGGCCGGGACATTGTTGTCCAACACCATCATCGCGCCACCCGCCTCTTGGGCAATTCGGCAGGCGTCTCACGCACCACCTTGGTCTCGTAGGTCGCATCTGCCTCGGCCCATCCAGACGCGATGAAATCGCGCGCTTGACCGTCAGACAATTCCACCACGTCGCCTGCAACCAAACGACCCAGCGTGTCGTGCAACAGCACCTTTGCTGTGACCTTCACTTTCATGTTGCTCCCCTGTTCGAGCCGCGAGGGAGGTTGCCCTCCCCCGCAGTCAGGTCATCAGGCTCCGGTGATGCTGCCGAAGTAGATGCCAGCCGGACGGTCAACGCCCAAGCCAAGACGCTCTTCAGCGCGGATCGTGACGAGGTTCTTCGTGAAGTCGTCGTTGACGTAACCCATCTCGACCACCGCACCCGAACGGGCGTACAGCACAGCCGAGTCGGACAAACGAGCAACGATCAGCTTGCCCGACGGCAGGTAGGTGCTGATGACGACTTGCAGACCGAACGGGTTCATGCCGGCACCGGCACCCGGCAGACCGTACAGGTACATGCCGCTGGCCGCACCTTCACGGGTGCGCTCCATCGCGCCCCAATCAGCCGGGTTGACGATGACGGTATCCGGCGTGTTGCCGGTCGCCCACATCGTGTACTTGGCCTTGTTGATGGCATCGACCAAATTGTCGCCGGCAGCAGCGGTGTAAGCCACAAAGTTGCCAGCATCGGTCAGGCCCGACAGGTTCGGGCTGGTGCCGTCGCCGTTGATGAGCTGTTGCTCGATCTTCTGCGCCAAGCCGTCGCGCAGACGGTTCTCGATGTAGGCCACAACCGCCGGAGCGTCCGCCATCAGCTGGTTGCTGATCTTGATCCAGTGGGCAACCGTCTCGATGGCGACGTTGTACGGCTCGAAAGTCACCGACGATTCGGGCTTGGCAGCGGCTTGAGCGGTGAACGCGGCAGCGTTGGTGTTGCCAGCTTCGCGCAGGCTGTTGACCATGTTGCTTGAGACTGGGATGGTGCGAAGCACGTCACGAACGGTCAGCGGCACAAACGAACCGGGGATGATGCCGGGGCGCTGCTCGGGAAACACGGTGCCGGCAGCAGAAGTGACGGTGTTCTTCACCTCTAGGCGAGCGCGTTGCACCTCGCCCTTGACGAGTGCTTGGTACTGCGCCGACTTGACGAACTCTTCGCCAGCCGAGAGCTTGGCTTCGCTGGTCTTGAGGCCGGCGGTCTGCTTTTGGGCGATGTCGTTGACGGCGTCGTTGAGCGACTTGTACTGATCGGCCAGCGACTTGACCTCGTTGCGGATTTCGCCATCGGCCTTGCCTGATTCAATGAGTTGGCCTTCAAACTTGTCGATGGCTGCACTCAGCTTGGTTTCAACCGACTTGAGGCCGGTCTCAATAACGTCTTTCAGTTCCACGGTGTTGTTTCCTTTGCAAACAAAAAGCCGCCTTGCGGCGGCCCGATTGGGGGAGGTCTGGAGGGTCAGGCGGCGAAGCTGGCAAACAGTGCTTGCAGCTCTTCCGCTGCCTTATGGTTGGCATCACGCTCACCGTGAGCCAAAGCCTTGATGCGCCCCACCAGAGCAGTCGCATCGGCCCGCGAAAACCCTCCAGCCTCACGCAGGATGGCTTCGCATTCTTTGAGAGACCCTGCCGCATCAAGCAGGCTCTTCACATCTTCAACCTTGGCACCTAGGTCAGCAGGTTCCTCGACCACGCTGATCTCGATGAGGTCAATCTCTTTGAGCAGCCGGCGATCCTCGCCAAGCATCTCAATCTTCTTGGGCCGGTAGCCGATGCTCATACCATCGACCGCGCCATGCTGGAGGCTGGCGTACACATCGCTGGCAACCGAATGCCCAGGCGTCAACTCGCCCTCGACATACAAGCCCTTTTCGTCCACACGCAGCGATGTCCACTTGCCGATGACCGGCCCAAAGTGGTTCCAGCGCATACGGATGGGGCGGTCAGTCGCCTGGCGCCGGAGGGTGCGTTCGTAAGCCTTCGGATCGATGGTGTCACCGTAAGAGTCGATGCCACCGAACACAGACGCATACCCAGCAAAAGCCATGCGCGCGTCATCCATTTTCAGCTCTAGCGAATCGATGCTGATCAGCTTCGTTTCCATTTGCACCTCACATAACCCCGAGCATCATGAGAATCGGGACGTTCCTATTGTGTTGACTGACTACTGGCCGATCGACTGGAAACACCAAGTCATTCGGCACCGTGAACGGCTGGCCGCGCTTACGCTTGCGACCACCCGCCTGCTCCTCCATCTCGACAATCACGCCGAACGGCCTGCCGTCCTCGGCGAGAAGGACAAGCCCGTCCTCGGTAAGGAGGAGGAACTCGCGGTAGGTTTTCACGGCAGCCTGCCGTTAAGTGCGGGGTTGATGCCTACGCCGACCATCACGGCGCGTAGTAGTAATGCGCACGAACCACCCATAACACGCCAGTCGTAGCCGGTGCGGAAATGGTGGCCGCAGTGGCCGCAGCGGTACCCTTGAGCGGGCTGTTAAATATCATGTTTGCCCACGTCACGTCGGTGGTTCCAACGGTGGTTACGGGCTGGCCGTAGTTGAACGTCGGCGTACCCGCGATGCCCGATGTCGTCACCGTAATCAGCGTCGCTGCTGCGGCTGCGCGGGCTGCTGAGTTCACCAGTTGAATCGACAGCGCAGTGACGTAGATAAACTGACCGGCTGGCGCTGCTGGAATCGTGAGCGTCGCCGCTGCTGCGGCTGCACTTGTCGTGCTGACAGTAACCGATGGCGGCGCCTGTGCGAACAGGGATGCGGTCGGTGTGGTGCTGACCGAAACAGTGCCGGAGACCGACTGCGTCGCAGGGAAGTTGGCGACATTCAAACTATCGGTTGCGCTGCTCAGGTTCCACGTGCGGCCCGTGGTCCAATTTCCGCTTTGCGTGGCTGCTACTGTGCCCGATACGGCTTGCGTTGCAGGGAAATTGCTGACGGCAACCGTGCCGCTGACCGCTTGGGTCGCTGGAAAGTTATTAATGCCCACCGTGCCATCGACCGTGAGCGAGCCGCCTGCATCCGAAACTGGCACGGGATTGCCGACATCGTTGGCAATTTCCAAGCCCGACGCCGGGAAGCTCAGGCTCGTGTTGATGCTGCCGTCGGCATTGACCTTGAGTGTATTGGCTACGGTGGTGTTGTCGCGGATGATTGCCACTAGAAGACCTCACAATTCACGATGTAATCGCCGAACACGGGTCCGGGCTGATTTTGTACGTACAGCGTCACCGACCCAGCGCCGGGCACTGGCAACAGGCGCGGCTGGTCCATTTCCAGTTCGTCAGCATCGCCATCGGGAATCACCGACAGGACGCCGACCGTGGATTGCGCCGTGACGATCGGCGCAGCAAAGCTGACAACCGACTCGTATCCGCGCAATGACACACGCCCAGAGACCACGCGGGCGCTGCGCTCGACCAGCAACTCATTGCCAGCGGTGTCCAGAATCGCCAGCTTGCCGGTGCGGCCATAGATGCTGACGGTGCCGGTCGGCGGCAGCGGCACAGTGCCTGAAGCGCCAACGTCCGGCAGGTCAATCTCTTTGGTGAATCGGTCGGCCATTAGTGGCGTTTCCTTTTTGATCGCACCGGAGGCGTTGGCTCCAGGGTAAACCTCTTGCCCTCAAGCGCGTCCAGACGGGCCTCTACGGCGCGAATGCGCGGCTCAAAGAGCGTTAGCACGGCATGGATGAACCTGCCGCGTTCAGAATTCGGGTGGGCCGCACCCAATGCCAGCATCTCGTCGATGTGCGACAAGAAGTAAGCATCAAACGCGGCCCGGTCCATCTACAACTTAGGCAGAAGCGCGGCCAATGACGGTCACGGCGACGCCGGTCAGCGGCACCAGCGAGGTCAGGGTGAGCGCGTTAGCCGACACCGAATCGACATCCAGCGAGATGTCGCTGTTGCCGAAGGCGGTGCGAATCACGAAGCCGTCGCGGTTTGCCAGACCCAGACCGTGGGTGACGGTGAACGGCGTACCAGCGGGAAGGTTGACCGTGGCAAAGAAATGCTTGACGCGGTCAGCTTCGAGCGAGGTCAGACGACCGTCCTGCGCGAAGTTCTCGGCTTCGACTGCGTCGAGGCGCAGATCTTGCTCAGCGTCCTTGGCAGCTTGGCCAGCGAACAGCGGCTCGAGGTAGCCGCGCAGGGTCTTCGGCGTGACGGCCTCGTTGTCAACCATGCCAGCGTTGACTTCAGCTTGCGTGGCGAGCAGCAGGTTGCCAGCAACGGTCTCGGTCGCGGTGACATCGTTGCGCTGGATGACGACAGCTTCGGTCGCCGAAATAAACAGCACTTGGTCGCCAATCTCGACCACAGCCGAGGGCGAGAACGTCACACCGGCAGCGGTCAGGGTGCCAGCGGCGTCAACAACGTACTGATAACCCGAGACCTTCTCGACGGTGCCGACATTGCCCGCATTGATTGAACCACGGAACTTGATGTCGCCCTCAACGTCGATTTGGAACGGGTCGAAACCAGTGCCATTCCAGACGTAGATGCGCTTATCGGTGGTCGAGTAAACCGTCAAACCGGTGTTGTCCATGCCGAGTTGAGCCGCCAGAGCGGTCATGCCCGATGCGGACAGGTTCTGCAGGCGTGCGCCCAGCAACTGGCCGACGTTGACCAAGTCAATGTCATGATAAAACTGCTTTGCACTCATACGAATCTCCTAGAGAGTAAGGTTGTCAGCCACTCTCCCCTGCCCTAGACTGGGCATTCGCGGTCGGGGAACCCCCTTTGCACGGGCCGGTGCATCGGGGCGTGCCTTACGGCACGGTCAAAAACTCAATCTGGCCGTCAGGCCGGTCATGTCGAGGTTGGCCTCGATGGCCACCCGACCGCTCTGGTGACGCACCACGACGCTCACCTCTGCGCCATCGGCATCGACCACCACCACACTCGCCGCCAGCACACCGTCTGGCAGAGGAATCGTCGCCACGCGCCCACTTAGCGGTTGCAGATACGGCGGGATTCGCCCACCGCCAAACAACTCAACTGGGAACTGCTTGGTGACACCGTCCTGATTGCCGACCAGCACCTCGACACCGTCAAGGTTCTCGGCGCGCGGCAGTTGGCTGACGCGGATGCCGTCGGTCACAGGTCAGTCTCGATCTGCGTTGTCCGAGTCACACGTCCAGCCGCGTCGTACTCGACCTTGCTCTCGGTCTTGCGCGGCGGCAGGTTCACATTGACTTCGGGCGGCGGCAACACCGCCTCCACGCTCACATCCGGCGCGGCCACATCCACCTTCACCTCGGGCGCGGCAACATTGACGACTGGCTCGAACCTCACGTCAGCAGGCTGCACATCGACCTTGACCTGCGGTGCTGGCAGGTTGACCACTGGCGCATCGACATGCACTACAGTCTCGCCCGTCTTGATTTCCGGCAGATGCACCGTCATGGCCGGCGTCGCCACCGACACATTGATGACTGGCTGGCTCTTGAACTCAGCCGCCAGTTCAGCCATGCGCGCCTCTTGGCCGCCATTCGGACCCGCTTGATCGACCGGCACCATCGCGCCTTGGATAAGCAACTTGTCGCCGCCCTCCTGCGCTGGCAGATGCTCCCAAGCGCGAGCCTCGTTCGGCGTAATCAGCCCGCTTGCTATGCCGACACGATAGGACTCGTACCGGCTCTTCATGTCAGCACGCAGCAGCGCATCAAAGTCGAACTCGATCTCAATGCGTCCGCGCTCACCAGCAGGCAACAGATGCGCCGCCATGCTCGCTTCAATCTTCTCCAACAGAGGCCGCAGCGTCAGCTTGTAGAAGCCCGCCACGATCTGCTCGATGCCGGACCCCCACACGGTGCTTCCGGCGTTGTCATTGACCATCACGCTTGGCACGCCGTACCAGCGGCAGATTTCTGCAATCTGAAACTTGCGCGACTCCAACAACTCGATGTCCTGCGGACTCAAACTGATGGCGTCGAACTTCATGCCGCCCTCAAGCACCATCAGCCGCTCATCCGCCGACACCGTGAGCGTGTTGAACGAACGGCGAATCTGGTCGCGCTGCTCTGGCGTCAGAAACCGATCCAGCGACAGCACGCCGCTCGGCTTCGCGCCGTTGCGGTAGACCTTGCCGACCGCGCCCTCAGCGGCCTGGGCGATGCCAAGCGTGTTGCGCTGGAACGCCAGCGGTGACAAGCCGACAATGCCATTGCCCATCAGCTTCAGGTGCCAAATGCTCTGCGCGGCGTAGACCGCCACGCCACGGTCGTCGGTGTACTCATACACCACCGAACCGTCATCCAACATGCGCGTGTCTACCATCGCCGACATCAGCGGCAGCAAACTCGTGATGCGCTCGCCGCTGCGCTCGACCAGCACATACGCGTTGCCGCTGGTGATGAGGTTCAGCAGCAGAGTCTCAAAGAACTCAATGCGCGTCTGATATCGGTTGACCATGCCGCGCATCAGCAGAGTCAGCGGGTGCAACTCCGCCACCCGGCGGTCCTCGCCATCCAGTTGCCATACCGTGACGGGCAAGCTGGCCACCGTCTCTGCGATCAGCTTGACGCAGGCCCACACCGCCGACAACTGCATGGCCGAGTCGAACGTGACGGGGGCAGCAGACGTTTCGCTATACCCCTGCGGGGTCGGATACTGCACACCGACCCTACGGCGCAGCCCCCCCATCACCCAAGTTCCAAGACTCTGAAAGACGTTCATATCAGCCCAACGGAAAGCGGCGACCCTATGAACCCGTCAAAGTCGCCAGAATCCTCTTGCGACTTACCGGCCACACCCATCGCCATCGCCAGCGCAACAGCGCCGTCAATGCGACCCGTAGCCTTGGCCTTGTTCAGCTTCCGATTGCCCGCCGCATCCATCTCAATCCGGCTGTTGCTCATGCACATCGTCAGCACGGGATGCGCCCCATGCAGCACAGTGTTGTTCAGCAAAGCCGTCTCCAATATGTCAATGGCTGGGGCCATGTCACGAAAGCCCTGCCCAAAGGGAACCAGCGGCAACTCCACGCCAAGTCCCTGCAATTCCTTAACTAGAAGGTCAAAGCGCCACCTGTCAAAGGCCACGCCGACCACGTTTACGCCGGTCAACCGCTCAGCGATGTCTCGCGCCACATACTCATAGTCAATCGACTGACCCGGCACCACATGGATGTACCCTTGGTCCGCCCACACGTCATACGGCGCACGATCCCGCTTGCTCCGGTCCAGCAAACTGTCACCCGGCGTCCAGAAGTGCGCCTCTATGTGCCACTTGCCGTCAGCCAAGGCCACCATCACCATCGCGGTGAGGTCATTCCGCGCCGACAAGTCGATGCCGACCCACGTCGGGTGCGTCTCCCACACCAAACCGTCCGGCGGGCCACCGTTGGCCTCCCACACCGCCCTCGATATGAACGGCGAAGTCATCTCCACCCGCTGATTCAGGTATAGATTGCGAAAGGTCGGCTCAAACGAGGGCATACGCACAGCCCTCTCGGCCATCTCGCGCACATCCGGCAGGCTCCGAAACACCCCGAGGGCAGGATTGGCACACCTCCAGCCCTCCTCACACGTCAGTTCAGCGTCCTTCGGTGCCTCATAGACCCGACTGACGATTCGAGGGTCTCCAGAATCTCGGGCATCGTCCAGCCAGATGCTGAACAGATCGCCGTCATTCGCCGCCTGCGTGCTGATGCCCAACAGTAACGGCGATTCATGCGCCCCCTGTGACGTGATGATCGCGTCCACAAAGTCAGAACGCGGCCCGCGAACCTGACCCACCTCATCGAGGATGGCCAGCACAGGCGACAAGCCATGCGCCGTAGGCCCATCAGCCGCCAGCGCCCGATACTCCACATTCTTCCGCAAACCAATAAGCCGCTTGCTCGACGGCACGGTGCGCACCACCCGAGCCAACTCAGGGTTCATCTGCACCATCTTCGACGCCAGTGCAAACACGAGCGCCGCTTGGTCACGCGACATCGCGCCAGAAATAATCTGGCTGTTCAACTTTGCTTCCGGCCCGCAGATGTGAGCCAACAACAGCGCAGCCGTTGTGGCGCTTTTGGCGTTCTTGCGCGCCGTAGACAAGTACGCTCTGCGAGTCCCTATGGGGTTGTCGTAGACGGACTTGATGAACTCCACCTGAAAGGGCGCAAGGGTGAGCGGCTTGCCCACATACGCCCCTTCTGGGATCAGAAGATACCGTTCAACGAACGCGCAGACCTTCTCGCCTCGGGTCATGCCAGCAACGATTCGCTATGCACCAGTTCCAGCGCAGCGCGCTCCAAATTGCGGCGAGGCTCCAGCTTGTCCGTAGCACCCAAACTGCGACCGCCCATACGCAGCGTCCGCATCAAAGCCATTTCCCGCTTCGATAGCTGATCCACAATCTCGGCACGCGGGTTCTTCCGCAACATGCCGCTAGGCCCAGCCATTACCCAACCCTCTTCGTCCAGCAACACCTGCTGATCCCGCCGGTCACGCATCACCGAAGCCAACTCCACCGCAACAGCCAACGTCGCCTCAGTCCACTCGTCACGCGCACGCTCCCGCACAACATCACGGAAGAACGGCTCGTCACCAGCACGCAACGGCACATGGTCCGGCGGCTGCAACTCAGGCAACTGGGCATTACGCATGGCCAGCACCGCCGCATCAGCAGAATCGGAGCGAAGCCTGCGGGCAGAGGGTTTCATCGGAGTTATCTCTTATCAGTGAAATGCGAGTCCGGTGGCGGTATTCAGCGATATCGAACGCGACTTTCGACACACCCCCTCGGTCAATCGTCATCGACATACCAGCCGTCCGCCCGTAACGCGTTGATTCGACTATGTTCTTGCGCCCGCTAGTCTGCGCCCGCTAGTCAGCGCCCCTGCGCCCCTAGTGCGCCCCGAGTGCTATTGCCTACAGGCGAGCCATGCAGCGACCTAGCGCGCGCCCGTGTCGGGCGTGTCAACTATCAGGCATTGGCCAACCATCGCGCCCGATGGCCGGGCGCTCCCTGTATCCACAATCGCGAGCCGTTTTGCGTGCATGGCATTGCGCGCACAGTGGTTGCAAGTTTGCCGGGTCGTTCAATCCCCCGACATGCAGTGGCGTGATGTGGTCTAGCTCGGTTGCTAGTGACACGCGCCCATCTGCCGCACAGTGTCTGCACAATGGCTCCACACGAAGTAGATGCGCGCGCAGCGACTGGAAACGCCTCGACGTGTCGCGCGCGGTTTTGGGTGGGCGTGTGCCAATCTTCATATTGGCCAAATATCTGCCAGCACCTGAAAGGATTGTGTCGCGCGCGGTGCTGGCTATCGGCGATCTGGTGACGCGCTATCCTGGCTTGTGGCCATAGCGCGCGCGTTATCTGGTAACGGTGCATCTACACTAGGGGCTTTCGCAGAATGGTGCAAGCGTCTATGCACAATGAAAAAAGCCCGCGCTAGGCGGGCTTGTGTAGTGGCGTGATGGTGTCAGTGACGCTTTGCTAGTGCGTTCAGTGCATCTTGGCGCGTGCGATACGCTCCTCCTATGGGCGTTTGATGCGGGCCGCGCACAATGAACCATGAACCCAACAAACGATTGAACACGATGCGCGCACTCATGC